TAGGATAATCATTATCATAGACTTCGCCTTGCATTGCATAATCTACAACAACTAAATTATCTACAGCGGTGTCTCTGTAGATTGCATTACAACCCCAAGACACACCTCCATAGTTTTTTACAGAAAAACCCTTACGACTTTCACCGTTTCCATATACAAAATGTCTATTGGACTGCACGTTTCTCAAACTTTTTTGTAAATGGTTTCTTAAAGGGTTTGTTTGTAATCTTAGCAATCTTTTGACCAAGATCACTTAACTGTCTTTGCAACATTGCACAATCAAATTCTAATTCTCTGATTGTTTCTTGTTGATTGATGATAGTCTGTTTTGCAACTTCTAACTCATCAACTCCAGCCTTTTCAAATGCTTGTTTGAAATCAGACATGATTCATTCCTTTATTAGATTAATTAGCTTTACTTTACATTTATTTTTGTCTATTGTCAAGAACTTTTTATACTTATTCATAAGTTTTTTTACATCTTTCCATATCATATCATCATCATTCCATTTTTTCTGAAAGTGTGTCAATTCGTCTAATATGATCATTGTTTCCATAGACAATCTTTTTCCAAGATACTCTCTTAATAGTAAGGGGTGAGTATCGCCCCACTCAAATAATTCTTCAAATCTCTCTGCATATGGTGTTAGTTCACTTACAAAATTATATGATAATGATTGTGTTTTACGTTTCCATTCTTTATAAACTTCATCATCAAACTTTCCTACCCAACCACCTTTACAAGCCACATAGTTTGATACTAGATATGACTCTATTTCTTCTTTTGATTTGTACTTTCTAGATAACCGTGCAAAAAAGAATCTATCTTTTCTTTTGTAAAAACTATCTCTTTTTGTTTTTGTTTTACCGCCAAATTTATGATAGTCATAATTATCTCTACTAAAATGTGCCTTAATAGCACAGTACATTAAAAATACGTCTGCCGCATCCATTAAAGAGGCAACTTGCCAACTCCTACATCATCGTTAAGTAGTTTAAGTTCTCGAGCATTTGCCTCAATTTTATCTTTCAAAGCTTTCGTGATTAGTTTACTAACACTCTCAACTTCAACTTGATTTTTATCACAATAATATAATACTGCGTCTAGATGTGTTAGTCTCTTCTCAGATGCTAATTTTTCTATCTCTAATGAAAAAATTTTTGGTGTCTTTTTGAATATATCCATTAATTATTTTTTAGTTTTTTTCTTTTTAAGTGCTTTTACTTCATCTTCTAGTTTACTTATATGATTAACTAATATAGCAAAAAGTAAAACAAAACCACACAATGAAAAGAAAACAATTGTCATTCCGTCCATGATATACTCCTTATAAGGGATTGACCGTGATCCCTATCGTGTGTATTACGGCACAACCCGTGAACAGTCGGTGTTTCTGTTGCCAGGTACACCGATCAAACCCCGACTACCTAATTAGGCAGCCATTGCATACTCATATTGGTCTGCATTTAAAAATGAAATCTCAGTTAGGATACTTACTATAAGTCAACCCTATTTCACCCCCTCAGTCGAGGTTTATCTTGGTGGAGGTGGTGGGTACTGCCCCCACGTCCTCTATAGCGTTTTACAAAACGTCAACGATTCCAATAATATTTATATCATATTTGTAAAAGATTGTCAATGGGTAATCTCGTTTGACTTATTAAAGTCTTCAATACAAGTTACCAACATATCTAACCATTCTTCACTTTTCTGTTTTACAAACTCTTGAACAGTGCCATCCTCAGTTACAACTAAAATTACTATTTGTTTTATAGGTTTACCTGTTCTCTCTTCAAACATTTCTGCATACGCACACGCTTGAATATAGTAATTTTCATTGTATTGATCATTTCTTTCTTTGGATGATGTTTTAAAATCTATAATCGATAGTTCACCATCATACTCTGCAATACAATCTACTCTACCTGCAATTTTTAGTTTATCTGAATATAAACCACATTCTTGAAAGTAGATGTTATTAATTTTTTCTTGAAGTGTTGGTTTTAATTGATTAAATAAACATGCTGCAAAAAATGGTTCAGCATTAACTTCTTTATTATTTAAAAAATCCTCACACATATGATGAACTTTTGTACCACGATTTGCAGCTGTTCTTGCAACGTAGTTAGCAACATCATCGCCAACTCTTTTACGCCACTCAAACAATCCCTTTTTATTTCTATTAGATAAGACTGTGGTGATAGACGGATACTTATTTCCGTCTGGTGTTATGTAATATCTTTTTTTGTTGATATTCTCTGTTTTTAACTTTGGTAATTCACTCACCTGCACATGATTAAACATAATTTATTTACATTCACAATTTACACATTCACAAGATGTGCATGAACCTCCGTTTGAACAGTGACATCCACAATTACAGTTTTGACATATCATTCTGCCATCTCCAATGCGAACTCTGTTGTTTCATTTACTCTTCTAGTCCAACCCTTACCAAAAGTTTTGAATGTACTAAGTGATTCATAATAATCTTGTCTTTCATCTTGGTACAATCTAATTGTTTCTGTAAGTGTATTATTATTTATGAATTCATCTAATTTTGCAAGTGTATTAGGACCTATACCGCCGTCGGCAACTGTTCCTATCATTGCCTGTAAATATTTTGCAGCCCTACCTGTACCTGCATTGACACCAAAGTCAAACACCACTAAATCTAAACCATTTGGTAATTGGTCTCCTTTGACACGATCCCAATAATTCTTTTTATAGATTGGTGCAACATCCTCTTCTTTTAAATTTTGCATTGTATTCTCTGATACAGAATATCCAACCCATTCTTCGTAAACTCTTTTTGTTACACCCATGTTTGTCATTCCACCAGGGTCTTTTGGATGATTTACATATCCACCCTCATGATGTAAAACTATCTCTAGACATTTATTAAAATTGCTCATTATCGACTCCAAATCCTAATTTTGTTTTTTCTATTAAATACTCTTTTACAAAACCACTTCTTACTATATCACCAATGTTAAATTCAGTAACATTGAAAGACGGCATATTATCTAATATTCTAACAAAATCTTGTAATCCATTCTTTTCTACTGACTTTGTTAAATCTGTTTGAAAGAAATCACCGGCAAATGATATCTTTGAATTTTGTCCAACTCTTGTAATGATTGTATCTAATTCATGAAAGTTTAGATTCTGACACTCATCTACAATTATTATAGAATTATCAAATGTCAAACCTCGTAAAAAAGATGTTGACATAAAATGTAATGTTCCTTGTTGTTTTAGTCTATCAAACAACATTAGAAATGCTTGTTCATTTGGTTGTTGAAACATGAAACGAACCATGTTCATATAATTAATCTGATATAATGCTGACTTATCTTCTTCATCACCAGGTAAGAAACCAATCTCTCTTGTAGGAATTAGAGACCTTACTATTATAACTCTATCATATTCTGTATTAGGATTTAGAACGTCTTGAAGTGCTTTGTATAATAAAATAAATGTTTTACCTGTTCCGGCAGCGCCAAAAACAAATTGATTTTTACCTTTATCCCAAGTATCAAAAACTACTTTTTGATTATCACCTATTGGTTTCAGTGATAACATGTCTTTTAAATTTAGATCATTGTTTTTCTTCGCCATTTTCGCCTCTACCTTCGCATCTATCTACAAGTTCTTTTGCAGGTGCTTTATTAAGTCTTAACTCTCTCCATTGTTTAGACATTTCATAACTACTTTTCATAAGTTTTTCTTCTTCTGCCCAATATTCGTCAAAAGACTTTTCTATTTTATTTTCTTCTACCATCCGCCATCATCATTCTTAATTTTTTCTTTTACAATTTCATTAAGATTTTTAGGTTCATCTTCCTTGAAATATTTATTTAACATTTCTAATTGATCATCATACATTGCAACTATATTTAATTCTTTTTCTATAGTCTCTAAAATGTCTGGGTGTGCTTCACCACCAACACCTACTGCCTTATCAAAGTATATGTCAACATTCATTTTATGTTTTTTGATATGACCAATGGCATGATCTTTCATCGCTTGTATTATTTTGTCTCTCATGTTTTACTCCTACATTAAACCATGTTTTTTTAAGACTTGTTTTGTCTTAATTCTTTTATGATCTTTTGTACCATACCTTTCAGCAAGAGCAGAGTCTGGGTGTGCATCTGCTATTCTTGTCAGGTTATCCTTAAATCCATTATCAATCTTTGGCCCTACACCCATAAGATGATCGCCAACTAAAGCAGCTGCCGTTGGCATTTGTTCATATTTAGGATTTTTAGATAACAAATCTTGTAACTCTGACCATGTACAAAATTCTTCAAACTGTTCATCAGTATCTTTATTTCTAATTATATAAGTTGGCATTTATTTTCTTCCATTCAAAGTTAACTCTCTTACCATTATCATATGGTTTTAAATTTAGTTTTTTCCACTCTAAACTTTTATCTATAGGTGGTTCTTCTATTTGTTTATGTATAGTATATAGTGGTGCAAAAGATAATAGTATTTCACTTTTACATTGTCCTACAAAAGTCCAATCAGCACCTCCCCAATATATTCTTCCATTTGCATCTGAGAAGTATGATTCAGCATATCCATTTTTACTCCAAAAGTAAGCATAATTTACTAAGAAATCATTTGGTGATATCGGATTTGAATTTGGTACACGACAAAATCTATGCAATCTATCTTTTTTTGCAGTCTTAATATACTCTGGTAATTGTTTCATTAACATTGGTGACATGACTCTATCAAGGTCTAAACAAACATTCCACTCTGTATCTGTTTCTTGCATTAATAAATTTTTACATCCTTCATTGTTCCAACCAATATCATTTTCAACAACATAGTGATCCCACTCGCCTGGCACTTCACTCTCTGGCAATGGTTTGTGTTGAGAACCGTCATCAACAATACGAAACTTATAATCATCATAATTAGAACAATTAAGATAATGATCTCTCACTAATTTAAATGTTTCTAAATTATTATAATATGAATAATTAACTGATATCAAAATCCTATCCTATATGTCTCAATCCATTTTTTTCTTAATGTATCAACGTACTCTTCCTCTAAATCATCTAAACCTAACCAAAGTAATGTTTTATGTATCTCATCATAAAAATGTGTAAAACTTGTAATACTTTCCATATCAAAATCATGAGTATTATTCCTATCATCATCAACTTTATATTCGGATCTTTCTTTACTTGTATTATGTCTACCTTCTAAAATCCAATCACAGTTTTGATACATCAAATGTTTTGCATTTACATATTTGTAATATAAATTTTCTTTATTTTGATTTACCATAGGAAAATAATGTGTATCATTATGACATAATGTTCTAAAAATATTGTTTGCTAGTTCGTCATCTTTTTCTATTTGGCCATGATGTTGATGAAATCCTGCTAATCCAAAACATCCAAATTCAAAATGTTTATCGACTTCAGGTCTGTTTTGTTCTATGCATTCTAAACTATATCTAAAACTCCATAATTGATCATAATCATATTTCATTTTTAAACTTGCTAGCACTTTATCTTGATGTACAAATTTAGGATGTAATGCCAAAACAAGACTAATAAATTTACCACCACCTTCAAATGGATAGTTTAACACTACAAGTTTTTCTGTTTGTCTATTGATTGGTATCATACCAAGAAGGTGTCTCTCTATTTTTCCATGTAGCAAAATCTTTTTTATATTCTCTATAATAATTATGATATGCCTCTATAACATTTTCTGTTTTACAATCATCTGGCATACACTGTGGTAGTTCAGTTTCATCACCGATAATAATATTATTAGGAGCTTTCTGTAACCAAAAAGATGGTTTAGATGCAC